ACCTTGCCGCGGAACACGAACTGCAGCGATTTGACGGACGTGAACTTGAAGCATTCCTTGGTGGCGCCGGACTGGCCAGCCCACTGGAAGCCGTCGAAGTCGTTGTCGGCGTCGTCGTTGGTGACGACCAGGATGCCGCCGGCGAGGTTGCCGACCGCCTCGGTCGCGTTACCGGAGCCGGCCTCGGTCGTGGTCAGCGTCCAGTCGGCCGTGTCGTAGGTGAAGAAGTCCGTGAACAGCGTGAAGAAGTCCTTGCGGGCACGGTCCCAGTCGAACTTGCGGTAGGTGGTCATTGCACTTTCCTCTTCCTTGAATGGCCCGGCGTTATTGCCGGGCCAACAGTGACTTCCGAAGCGGATGCTTCAGGAGGCAGGATCACCCGTTGGTGATGTAAAGCGCCATCGGGATTTGCTTGCGTTCGGCGTAGACGCGGTCCCAGTTGGCGGCGAGACGCAGCTCGGCGTTGCTCGGGAACTCTTCGGCCACGACGCTGTCCGTCCACTTCACGCCGTACGGGTGGATGGCGAACTGGCGACGGGTCCAAAGCACGTCGACACCGGCGCCGTTGCCGGCGTCAGGCTTGGCCTGTACCTCGACCGGCGTGGCCGGCGGGCTTTCGGCCCACCCGATCGCGTTAGCACCGAACAGGTAGGTGTGGTAGCGCACGCGGTTGGTGCCGGCGATCGTGGTCGTGCGATCCGACACATGGACCCGGTAGCCCTGGAAGTAAGGCACGACGGCCTTGCTCTCGCTATCCGGCCGGAAGTCGATCAGATCGTTCTTGGCCAGGCGCGTCTGCACGACGGAGTGCATGACGATCAGCTTCAGGTCTTCCTTGGCGTCGCCCATGGTCTGGGCGGCGTCCATCAGGCCTTCGGTGTTGAACAGCTCACCAGCGGACGGGGCGCCGGGGGCGTCCGTGCTGTCGTCGTTCACCATGTCGCCGCTGTCGTTCGCCACGTTGTCGGCAAAGACGCCGCGCACCGAAGCGATGGCGACGTCGTCCATCTGCCGCGCCCAGTAGTCAGTGACGCGCCCGTTGATGTGCATCATCGGGTCGGAACCGGCCAACTCGGCGGTCAGCTTGGCGCTCGACCAGCCCTTGGTGCGGAACTGACGGCGGGCGATGTCGGTGCCCGAGGTCAGCTTGCCAGGCGTGGCGTAGCTGTCCGGGTCATCCGAACCGGTGTCGCTCTCGGTGTCGTCCAGGTCCTTCCAGAACGGCACGTTGAAGGTACGACCGCCGCCGGCCAGCTTGGCGGCGAGGTCGGCGTCGGGGCGCATGACGCCCGTCTGGTAAAACGCCATCTTCTGCGTCGTGTTCTTCGACATGTAGGACGAGAACACGCTCGGGACGACAACGTCGGAAAGTCGCGTGGTGGTGGTCATCGGAAATTACCTTCCGCATCTGCGCCGAAGTCGGCCGGCTTCTTGCCGGCCGCGGTAATCAGCGAGAGCGCCAGAGACGGGTTCTCTTTGATGGTGGTCATCTGGGCAGTCATGTTGAAGTGCGCGCCATCGGCGAACGGGTTGCCAATGCGATCCGGGTTGCCGCGAAGGACCTGGTCTTCCTTGTAGAAGGCCATGCCCGCCTTGGCGAACATCTCGGCGATCGGGGCGGACAGAATGACCTTGTTGGCCCCGCCTTCACCGATCAGCCCGGCACGCTTGAACTCGGCCAGCGCCGCCTCGCCACCGACCTCGGACAGGAACTTGTCCGCGAAGGTGAGATTGGCCTTGGCCGTTGCCCCGTCGAGCGGCCCCCACAGCTTGATCAGCTTCTGGGTTTCGCCCTTGGCGATCTCGACCTTGCGTGCATCCTCGGCCTGGCGCGCGCCCTGGAAATCACCCAGTGCGTTCTTGACCGCCCAGTCGTGAACCGCTTTCGCCTGAGCCGTCGACAGCTTGGCGTCCTTGGCCAGCTTCTTGAACTCGTTGGCACGTTCGGCGTCGTAGGGCAGGTCTTCCGGCAGGTCCTTCGGCAGCTCGAAGGTGTACTCGTCGGCCGTCTTCGGCACGCCGAGCTTCTCTTCGTACGCCGCGATCTCTTCCGGCTTCGCGTCCTTGCCGGGAATGCGGATGGCATTGCCGAGCAACTTCGACTGCTCATAGGCGAGTTTCGCAGCCGCTTTCGCGTCCTTGATCTCGCGCTTGGACAACCACTCTTGGGTATCTGTCTCCAGGTCCGCGAATGGGTTGCTTGCCGCTGCCGGGTCCGGGGAACCTTTACCGGGCTCGGCGACGGCGGACGGGTTTGGGGTGACCACCTGAGCCGGATCGGCGGTGACCACGACCGGAGCCGGGTTCGCGTTGCCGTTGCTGCTGGGTTCCGTTACCGGGTCCATTAATCTTCCTCGTCTTTGACCTGCTGCCTGAGCGTTGCGACGCTCAAATCGCCGGCTTGCTGCATCGATACATCAAGCAGGAAAAAAATCCTAGCGAAAATTGTGCGAGCGCCTTCGCGCATGAACAGCTCGTTCGCGGTGATATTGGCGGGCGCCACGGTGAAGTAGCCCGAGCGCGTCGCCAGGTCGGCGACGACCAGCTCGCCATCCTCGCGGCTGCCTTTGCCATGCAGGATGGACGACCACGCGCTGGCCAGCCGCTGATCGGCCCACTCTTCGGTAGCGCCGGACGGCATCAGGTCGGCGACGGTCGTCCAGGCCATCAGGCAGCCTGCTGCGGCATGGCGCGCTGCGCGGCGTTAGCCACCTGCGGCGCGATCTGCGGTGCCTGCGACAGCATGCGCTGCAGCGCCGGCGAGGCGTTGACGCTCTCGGCGCCGCCGGCCATGGCCGCACCGCCTTCGCCGATCGACTTGGCCGCGTCGCCGGTGCCCTTCAGAGCTGCGAGCGCGGTGAGCGCCTGCTGCTGCTGGTCGCCGGCCTGGCGCGCGTCGTCGGCCTTTTCCTTGTCGACGAGCACCTTGACCGGCGCGCCTAGGATGTCGCGGGCGCTGTCCAGCATCTCGTCGTCATCGAAGCGTGCGAAGATTTTCGCCAGCCGCTGCGGATCGCCGCCGGCCATCGCCGTGGCGAACTCGATCATGCGCTGCATGCCGACCAGCTCGCCCATACGGCGCAGGCGGTCGAGCGGCGATGAGAAGACCGGCGTGACGTTCTTGTTCGCCATGCTGTCCGGCATTTCCAGCGGGCTGCCCTTATCGAAGGCGCGCTTACGGCCGAGGATCGCGATCTCGCGATCCGTCATGGCGGCGAGGCCTTCGTTCAGCGAGATGCCGACCGGGCCGAACATCTCGCCCTTCTCCTGCGCCTTGATCAACGCCGCGGTGGCAGTGTCCTGCTTGTCCTGCAGGATGATCTGCCACAGGTTCAGGTATAGCATTTCGCGCACGCTGGTGCGGCGCGCCTCGATCACGGCCTGGGCGAAGTCCGGCCGCACGCCGCCGTTCATCGGTTCGAACAGCTTGTGGCCGTCCGGCGTGATAAGCCCCGGGTTGACGGCGCCCGGGTTGAAGTTCAGGCGCACGAAGTTCTTGCCGGACACGGCCATGGCCGGACGCAGCAGCGCCGAGGTAGCCAGCAGCTCGTTCTTGGCCATCTCCTGCAGCGACTTCAGCTCGCCAAGCGCGTACGCCACCGGGCCTTCACTATAGGGCCGTGTGCCTGTGTTCGACCACGCATAGCGGTGGAAGGGGAACTCGTAAAAGCCGCCCTCGCCGATAAGGTGCTTCTCGTCAGGGAGAGCGTAGTATGAGCAGAAGGCTCCAGCCTTGACGCCCAGCTTGCCAACACGGTCGCTATCGTCGCGCGGCTTGACCGCATGCATGACCGTAACCAGCTCGTGCCGTTGCTTCGGGTTGTTGGCCATCTCGACGACCTTCTTCCCGACGACGGCCTCGGCATCCTGATTGTCCTTTGCGAACTTGCGGACGACCTGCTCGGCCGACCAGCGGAAGACCCGGAACATGCGGTTCGGCTGCCCGTTAGGGGCGACGCCGGGATAGAGCTCGACGAGCGGATTGTACTCGTAGCGGAAGGGAATGCGCGCGTCGTGGCCGTGGACCTCCTCGACGAACATCCAGCCGTCGCCGAAGCCGCACATGGACTTGATGGCCGACCGGTGCGCACCCCAGAAGCCGCTCTTCGGATTGGAGCGCACCTTGAACTGGTAGTTGCGCAGGCGCTCCAGCGCTTCCATTTCCTCGTGCGTCGGGTCGGCGCCGAAGTAGTCGTCGAGCTGGTTGCCGTGCCAGTATTCAGTCTCGGGCGTCTTCAGGGAGATCAGGCCGGCCGTAAGGCGCTCGATCGCCCACAAGCTGGTCATGTCGTACAGGTCTTTCGACTTGTTCGCCGACACCGGGGTCGACACCACGCTCGTGATGGCCGCGTTGATGTTGGTGCCGATCAGGCTGTCGAAGCCCTCGGTCTGCGGCAGGACGTAGCGCGCGACGTCACGCCAGTACGTTTCCCATTGGACGCGTGCGTTGGCGAGCGCCGCCCACTCGTCGATCAGGTCCTGGACGAGGCTGGCGGAATTGGAAGCCATCAGCGCGCGGCACCCAGCTTCGCGAGCTTGACGGTGCTGCTGTCGTAGGTGCTGTCACCGAGCGCGCTGGTGAATATGTTGCCGTAGGCACCGGACTGGTCGGCTGTGGCCCGGCGAACCTTGTTGACCTCGGCCTGGACGTTGCCCCGATCAGGCGCGGCGGCGACGGCTGGAGCCTTGGGCGTCTTGAAGCACATGGTCAGCTCCAAACCTGCTGCGCCGAAGCGACAAGCGACACGACGAAGAGAAACCACGACATGAACATCACCGTTCCGGTAAGCGTGTCGCGGAAGCCCAGCAGCTGCATGATCTGGAACAGGTAGACGGCAGTGGCGCTGAGCGCCAGCCAAAACACGCCGGCCGTGCAGTGGGCTGTAAGCGCGAAGGCGAGCGCCATGGCGAACGCCACAACACCGTAGACCAGGACCGCAAGCTCTTCTGTTTTCATGGCCGCGGCGTCCCATCCGGCAGGCGCGTGATGGCCACATTCGCCCACATGCAAACCTCTCGATGCTTGCGCATGACGTAAGTCTTGTCCGGCCCATCCGGTACCAGAACCTCCAGAGCCTGGGCGAACGCGTCGCCAGCCTGCCGCATAGCCTCCATGGCGGCGAACTGCGGGTCGGTAGGCCGAAGATACTGGAAAGTGGACGGGTGCATGGCGGACCTTTTCAGTTTTCAGGTTGCGGCCGGGGCGCTGCCCATTTCTGCTTGATGCTCTCGAATACGTCGCTTGTCCAGCGAAAAAGTAGGAATGTTTCCCTATCACGGCCGAACTCGAACGGTCCACCGTGCTGCACGCCGCCCAGCGCTTCGATCCAGTTGTGCGCCTCGCGGTGCGCCGAATGGCTGCGCGCTTCCATCGTGCGATAGCCCTGCGCCAGGCGCAGGGGCAGGTGCTCGGTCAGCAGGAAGCGGTTGATCGCCGTCACGACGCGCCAGACGCGCGGCGTGCCCAGCGCCCAGACCGAGACGCAGGCGGCATTGATCGGTGCCGTACCGAAGATCGCCACCGGCTGGTCGTCGAGCAGCGCCGCGAAGCAGTCGCCGCCCATCAGCAGGCTGTAGGCGATCTCGTGCCGGCGCGTGCCTTCCGGCACCTGGCACATGACCTCCTCGACGTCGGCGTCCCGCAGGTTCGCCGTGACGTAGCTGGCGTCGCGCAGCGTGGCAGGCTGGACTACAGGCCGAACGACCATCGCACAGCCTTGTCGAGCAGCCACAGCGCCGTGTACGCCTCGGCGACGATGCCCGCGCAGCAGATGAACAGGACGATCAGGCGCTCGATCACCACGCACCTCTCGGGTCTTCCATCTCGGCCGACGTGTTGCGGTTGATCGTCCGGCCGTTCAGCCGCTCGACCAGGTCGTCGACCGGGTTCAGCACGCGCATGATCGCTTCCTCGCGGAACTCCCACGCCATGAGCACGGCGTCCGCCTCGTCGGTCGACGAGTTGATGCGCTTCCTGATCTCGTCCTTGCTCTCGACGAACAGCTTCTTGCCGCGGATGTCGAAGTGCGGGACCGTCAGCTGGGCGCGCAGGCGCGTCGATGGTGGCAGGCAGACGTCGTACAGGCTCTTCGGGTCGAGCGCTTCACGGAAGCGCCACCACATCTTGGCGCGATTGTTGGCGAACTGCACCGGCATCTTGTCGGCCCATGTGCCGTCCACGCCGCTGCTGATGAACAGCTCGACGTCGATGTCGTGGCTGCGCTTCAACAGCCCGCGCGTCTCGCCGGCCCAGCCGCCCTGGCCGTCGAGCACGATCAGCGAGTTGTCCAGCCGCTCGGTCAGGATCATGAACTCGACTTCCTCGCCGGTCGGCGTGTCGCTGCCCGGCGCGGTGATAAGCTCGTCGAAATAGTCCGTCTCATACAGCGCAGCGATGACGGTCGTGTCGAGCCCGCCCTGCGCGATGTCGCCGGCGAGCACCAGCTGGCGCAGGCGCTTGACCTCCTCCCAGTGTCGATCGCGCCAGCGCTGCTGCGCCATGAGCACCCACTGCGTCGGGATCACCTGCATCGGGTGGTCTTCGCCCTTCACGGTGAAGTCGCCGAGCAGCAGCATAGACTTCAGCGGCTCGGGCGTGCCGGACAGCTTCTCGGCGTAGCCTGTGCCCTTCAGGTAGACGTTGTTCTCGATCAGGCTCTTGATGAACGTTCGGCTCTTGGCCGCTGCCACGCGGCCCTTGTTGACGTCGTCCTCGGTCGCGTCCGGCTTCAGCTCGCCGGTCTTCGGGTCGTAGTGGCCTGGCCCCGGCACCCACACGGTCACCAGCCGATCGCCCTCGGCGCGCATGTAGCACCAGCGCAGCTCGCCTTCCTTGGCGGGATTGGCGAAGGTCGGGTCGACCCACGGCGCGAACCATCGCAGCAGCCAGTCGCCGACCGCGGTGTCGGTCATCACGCCGTCCTTGATCTCGGGGATCGGCGGGTTGGTCGCGAACACCACGCGCTTACGCTGGCCAGGCGTCGTCGAGCGCAGCCACTGGCTGACGAAGTTCACGCGCAGCTCGTCGAGGAGCGCCGCCTCGTCGAAACCCATGAAGTCGCGAGCGCGGCCCATGTGCGCGCGCTCGCTGCCCGGCGTGTCGAGATGCCCGCCTTCGATCGTCTTGCCGTCCCTGGTGCGCATGGCCTTGCGCACGCTGTCGGTCTTGGCGCACTGCTCGGCCGGCACGATCTCGGTCAGCCGCTCCCATAGCGACGACAGGTCAACGGACTGGCTGCGAAAGATGACGCTACGCTCGTGCGCCGTGGTCGCCAGGCCGAGCAGCAGATCGCTCTTGCCGCCGCCAGCCGCGCCGCCGTAGAGCAGTTCGTCGGCCTTGCTGAAGTAGGCGTCGGACTGCGGCCCTGGCTGCGGCGCCCACCGCTTGAAGATCGGCAGCACGCTCGCCGCGTGCTTTTCCATCAGCTTCGGCCCGCCGGCGAGCAGCATGCGTTCGATGTTTCCGAGCGTCAGCTCCACGTCAGTTCGCTCGGGCGCGCGGCGCGGTGTAATCGCGGACGCGCCGGCCAGGCAGCACGCGCATGATGACCGCGGCGGTCGTCACGATCTGCTCGTCGAAGTCGATCATCATGGCGTGATCGCTGACGGCGATGCCGTAGGTTTCCTGCTGCAGCAGCCAATACTGCTTGCAGCGGTCGAGCCACATGGGATCGTCCGACGAGGCCGGCGGGATCAGGTAGCGCCAGCTGCGCACGCGCAGCTCGCCCACCTTCGGCGGGTTCTTCATCCACCGGTAGGTGTTGGCGCTGGCGATCAGGTCTTCGGCTGCAACGGCTTCCATCACGCCTTCTCGCCTTCGATCATCGGTGGTGCCTCGCCGGCTTCGAGAGCTGCGCGGATCGTGGCCAGCATGGCGATCGCCAGCGCCTTCGGGTCGGCCTTGACGTTCACGTCGACGCCGCCGGACAGGTTCACGTCATTGCGCTCGCGCCACTGCTCCGGCCGGCGGTTCTTCAGCCAGAAGCGCAGGCTAGGCTCGCTCGGCGGCTGATGCTTCACGACATCGACCACCTGCACCTCTTCGGTGTGCTCGCCGGTCTTGACCTTGATCGCCTGCTGCTCGGTGTAGTCGTAGCCGAGCGCCACGCGATAGAGCGTTCCCTCGACACGATCGTCGGGCAGCGTCTTCGCCATCTTGAACGCCTCGGCGAAGTCCGGGTGCAGCTTGCGCCACGTCCACAGCGTTGAGATGCTGACGTTGATACGCTGACAAATCTCGCTGTCGGTGCAGCCCGCCTCGGCCAGCTTGGCGACCTCGTCGACCAATTCCTGATGGAAATCAAGCTTTTGCAGGCGCCCAGGACCGCGCTTAAGCGCTATGGGTTTCGGCAAAGTAGACGGTGCGGGAGAGGCTGCCTGCATTTGCCGAGAGGTAACTCGCGCGTCTTTTTTCGTCAATGGTGCTAAAAAGGTGCTTGACAAGCACCATTGAGGCATGGCAGAAAGGCGTCACGGTCAATCAAGACCGCAACGCCGATGAGGCGCAGACGGGAGAGAGAGATATGAACCCAGCGAAGCTCTACATCCGCCGCAATGCCCGGTCGCGACCGGACTGACCGCCGGCGCCTGAAGATGGCAGGTCGAACACAGGAACCCTTCACATGCTCCGCGAAGCACGCATCATCCTCCCCTACGACACCGGCGACGGCGAAGCCGATCGCAAGGCCCACACCTTCCTGACCGAGCAGCTGGTCAAGCACTTCGACGGCTTCACCGCCCACAGCGGCCAGGGTGCCTGGGCCAAGGACGCGCAGACGATCGTCTACGACGACGTGAAGATTTACGACGTGGCGGTGGACCCCGACCAGAGCGCTGCGCGCCTGCACCACATGGCGTGCGAAGCCGGCCGCATGCTGAAGCAGGACGCCGTGTACATCCGCTACGCAGGCGGCGATGTCGAGATCGCGCCGCTAAAACCCGCAACTGAAGCACAGCCGGCGCAGGAGCCCTGGCCGGAAAGCGCCACGATCTTTCCGCCATCCAAGCGCCTGCCGCAGGTCGGCGACATATGGGAAACCCGCTGCGGCGCCCTGGTGGCCGTCCTGTCGCAGGCATCGGTCCTCGACGGCGGCTTCAACGTCGTCTCGCTGACACGCGGCACCACGACGCGCCAGCCAGGTACCGTCAACCTCGTCGACCTCGACGGGTGCGTCCTGCGCGACCACACGCCGGCTGCATACGACCTTATCAAGTTCAAGAGCCGCTTCGTCGACGACGACGCGGCGGCCTGATCCATACCGCCCGCGAGTGCCACACCCGTCCACAACTTGGGCGGGTGTTCGTTTTCGTACATGTACGAGGTTCCCTTGACCTAAAAAAATGCGGAGGCTCTGGGATACATACATAGGCTGTATGGTAGTAAGGTATATACTCTCTATAGAGAGAGATAAGAGATTACTTATCATCAAGGGAACTTCTCTCTATTCTCTCTTTAAAAACAGTCACTTGACACCTCCCTCGCAAGCCAGAAACCAAGGGAACATCAAGGGGACTTGTCCTTGAACAGCCCGGTCAGGATGTTGCCGGGTAGGCCCGTTGCGGTCGGCGAGCCGTTCTTCAGTATCTCCTCGCGGATATGTTCCCTTGACTTCCAGTAAATTCTTCCCTTGTCCGTTTTCGCGTAAACCGCGTATTTTCGCCCTTCGATCTGCACCTGCCAGTTCGTACCCTCGAACACGCCGACCCTGAAAAGGCGTCCGGCGGCGACCTTCCTGGCGATCGCCTGCCACCTGTCCGGCAGCTCGAAACCGTAGACCGCCTGCCCCTGCCGGATGGCCGCGATGACCTGGTCGAGCACCATCACTTCGAACGGCATGTTGGCTATGGCGAGATCGATGGCGCGATCAAGGTCGGACTTCGAACTGTCGACCATGGCGCGCTTGCTCTCCGTCATCGGCGGCGCGGCGTAGGGCGAGTAGCCGGCCAGGTCGACCGCCAGCAGCGCCGCGGCGAAGGCGGCGATGTTCGGCTGGTGGTCCATCCAGCGGCGCAGGCGCTCCCAGTATTCCGGCTCGCGCGGCTCGCCCGAACCCAGCACGCCGAAGCGCCGGTCGCCCTCGGGGATCGGCAGGGCGTCCATGTGGTTGGTGGCGATGATGGTCGACGCGCAGGCCATGGCCGTGAACGCCGCGCGCGTCTTCGATATGAAGGTGCGCTCGACCATGTTGACCTCGACCATCGACTTCAGGTGCTCGTAGGTGTTCTGCTTGGCTGCGTAGGTCGAGCCGCCGGCGTCGGTCTCGGAGCTTTCGCTCACCACGATCATCAGCTTGTCGGCAGCCCAGTCGGTGTATTGCGACTGGTAGGTGCGCCCGGCGACCATGTCGTAGGACATCTCGCGGACGTAGCTCGAGCCGAACAGTTTCTTCATCAGGTCGGTGAGCGTGCCGCGGCCGGTGCCGAAGCGCCCGTGGGCGACGAGCACCACGGCCGGGCCCGGGATGTGCGGGTAGCGGTACTTGAAGGCCAGCCACTGCATGAACCAGGCGCGCTCGGCAGCGTCCGGCGCGATCTGCTCCATGAAAGCCAGGCCTAGCTCTGCGGAGCCTCCTGTGGCGTCTCCGTGGTCCGGCGGCGCGTAGGCGTTCACCCACCGCTTGCCGTGCTCCTCGAAGGTCGGGCGCGGCTGGTCTGGCCGCATGCGCAAGCCCTCGACCGAGACGCGCTGCGGCGAGCCTAGCCAGATGTCGATCGGGTTGATCTTCGTCGTGCCGCCGCGCGGGCCGATCTCGACGTCGCAGTTCGGCATCATCTGCAGCCGCATGGCCGGCATGGCGTAGCCGTCGTCTATGGACGTCGCCCACAGCGGCACGACGCATTGCGTCTGCTTCGGGCAGTAGGCGTAGGTGTTGAGCAGTTTCTGCGCCGCCACGACGGCACCGTCCGCCGAGGAAATCTTGTTGCGCCGCTTGGCGTCGATCTCCTTAAGCCGCTCGGCGACGCGGTTCAGCTCGACTTCGAAGTCGCGCGGCTTGGCCGACGCCTCGCAGTGCGTTACGCCGCTCGCGCTTTCCCAGATGGCGACGTGGCCGGCTCGGGTGAGCGAGACGATGCAGCGGTCGGTCCGCTTGGCGCTAGGTCCCTCGGCGAAGGCAGCGGAGCATCGAACAGCAGGTGCTCCATCAGGTGTGCTTCCCGCCAGTTCGCGCAGGCGCTGCAGGGACACTCGCTCACCGGTATCGATGTCGAACTGCATATCCTCGGTGAGATCGTAGACCCGCTCGACATCGTTTTCTCCCTTCGTCGACTTCTCGACCAGCTTCCAGCCGGCGGCTTCCAGGATCGCCTCGGCTGCGTCGCATATAGCAAAAAACTGCGCCTTCGTCAGGACCGGCAGTTCTGATTGTGGGGTGTCCGCCGGCGATGCACCTGTCCATGTATATTGGACTGCAACCACGCCATCATCACCGATGGTGTGCGGGCCAAAGGAACCGAATTGGCGCGCCACGGCCCCGCCGAAGATTTCAACACGATATGAGGGATCATCAGGCATTGCGCCCGGCCTAGTCCACGCCCGAGAGTGTATGCGGCTGAACAGCTCGGCGGTTCGGACGAACCACGCTTCCTTGAAACCTTTTCCTTTACGAACGAGAAGAGGGACATTTGGGTTCTCCAGTTGCGGCGCGATGTCTAGGATGGCGTTGGCTACCTTGTCGACGAGCGTCTGGTCGTCGATGTCGATGTCGATGACGGCGAGCCCGTTCTCGACCCGGATGCCGGTGGCTGTGTCGCGGCTGTGCCGCCGGGCCCAGCTGTTGATCTCGGCTTCGGTGATCTCGACGCTGGGCCAGCCAGGCATGAAACAGCGTTTATCGAAATTGCGTAGCGGCGAATACCCGTTAGCCAACACCCGCAACCGCAGTTGCGTTATCTGCTCTTTGTCGGTCATATGTGTTTCCATGTTTCGCGCCGCAGCACGGATGACACCGTGGTCTGTGTTACATTGAACCGCGCAGCTAGCGCTGTTTGCGGCGCGGTCCCGGCTAACGCGCGCAGCTCGATTACTTGTTGTTCGCTCAATTTTGAGTTCGGGTTTTTTGACCCTGGTAGGTTGGTATCGTCTCGACGCCGGTCGGCCATGTTCTCAGCGTGGAAACCCCAGTGGATGTGCTTCTTGTTGCAGCACGATTTCGTTTTGCAGTAGTGAAGCACGAACCGCCCTTCGGCGGGTCCGTGGGCCATAAGGGCGGCGGCGCGCGGCGCCGTCATGCTCACACCTTCGTAGATGACGCGCCCGTACGGGTCAGCGCCGCGGAAAGGGAACGGAAGACAGGCGTCTACGTCCACAGCCACCGCTTCTGTTACCCATCTTAGGGCGTCGCCCTCGTAGCTCGGCCGGCCACCGCGCGGGCTTCCGTAGCGTATGGCACGTTTATAGTGGGCCCAGCACATATGGCGCGGAGCTTCAGCCTCTCGGCAGCAGTTTTGTACGGAGCACAGCATGGTCGGATGCTAACAGGCCAGACTTAAAATAGCAACGTGCTATTTAGTACGTTCCTGATCGGGCTGTAGCCATTGGCGAGGAGTTGCAGCCGCAGCTGCGTGATGCTAGTGTCCATTGGTGTCTCCCAAGACCCTGTTGGCCTTCATTGGAAGCCCGGCGCCGCCAGCGCCGGGCTTTTCAGTTTGGCAGTTCGTAGCCGGGCAGCCCGAGCACGATGAAACGGATCACCAGCTCGGGAAATGTCCGCGTCGCGTACTTGGTGAAATAGGTGTTGTTCAGGTCTAGCCCGGCGTTGAGCACGACCGGCAGCATGCCGCGCATCTCGTCGCGCAGCTCGGCCTCGCGATCGACGTCCAGGCTGTCACCCTCCCGCGCGGCGACGCAGTAGAACGCGCCGATGCCGGGCGTCACGTCGCCGACGCCCTTCCATACGCGCGGCACCGGCGCGACGTCAGGCAGCTGCTGGACGGTGGCCGGCGGGGGCGGGAAGGGGTTCACCACCACTTACTCACACGGTCCAGCCGCCGGAACAGTTCAGCGGCGTTATCCATATCTGCCTGCAGTTTGCTGTCCATGACGAAGTCGCACGGTTCGCCGCACCCGCCCAGCAGAACGACCTGCCCGTTTCTGACCTCGTAGCGACCGCGGCATATCTCTACCGGTCCGACGCCGTTTTCTCGTTGGCTTACGCCGCAGCGCCATTCGCTGCTACGCAGCGAACCTTGGGGGCACAACACCTCCCGCCACTGCTTGTCTGTAAGGGCTATCATGTGTTCTGTCTCCTCTTCTCGTCGCGCTCGGCGACCCATGCTCTGACGAATTTGGCGACTTCGACGACCCGCTCGGCGCGCGGGTCCTCGGCGAGCAGCAGCTTACGCGCCCATTGGGCGAAATCCAAGACGCCCTGTTCGTTGTTGCAGCCGTGGCAGATGTAGAGCCACACGTCGTTGGCGCCGCCGCGACCGACCGGCGCGTCGTGACCGCGGCTCAGCTGCTGCAGCGGAACCGGACGGCCCTGTTTGACCCGCCTGTCGGTCATCCTGACGCCGCAGCAGGGACAGTCAGCTCTCCAGCGGTGCTGGGCGCGCTGGTAGAGCGGCGTGACGGGCTGCGGCTGGTGGAAATAGATGCGGTCGAACCTCACGCGATCTCCTCCAGCCTGTAGACGCCCTTCACGGCACGCCCCTTCGGCGTCTTCGATACGGTCCAGCCGACAGTTTGCAGCTTCAGGCGCAACACATGGATCGCGACGCGGATCGTCGAATACGCCGCATCCGTTTCATTCTCACCCCAGTTGTACACCTCACCGATGATGGTGTTGGCGTCAACGCCTTCGGGGTGCGCCAGCAGGACCTGGACGACCCGCCGCTGCGTGTTGGACAGTTTGACGCTGTCGATCAACTCCTCTCGTGTCGGCTTTGCGTAAGGCTGGCCGCAGTGGGGGCATTTAAGCACGCGTCGATCTCCTCTTTCGTCTTGCAAAAATAGACCTCATGGCCCAAGGCTAGCAGCTGCTCGACCTGCTCGACCTGCAGTCGGGCCTTCCGCCCGCCGACCGGCCGCTTCAGCTCGAACACGACCGTCCGGCCACCCGGCAGGAAGCAGGTCCGGTCGAGAAACCGGTGCCCGACGATCCTGTCCGTCTTCAAAGAAATCCCGCCGAGAGCTTTTACCCTCTTGACAAGGTGGTCTTCTATGGTGCTTTCTAGGGTCATAAGCAAGCACCATACATACCGGTGCGGCGTTGCGCAAGAGGCGCGGAACGGGAGACGGAAATGGCACTAGAGATCAACCGCGAACTGGCGGCCAAAGTTTTGAGCATCGTTGATGCCGGCCTCATTAAGGGCGTCGGCAACCCAGTTCCAGGCCAAATGTGCGTGGAAGCCGCAGTCTGCTTCGCCATGGGCCTTCCGCACGGCGATGACCCGGAGTGTGTGTCGCGTCCGTTGCGGGCGTTGAAAATCCGGCTGAATGACGCAAACTGGTCTTCGAATTCGGAGCGCGCCAAGGGGCTTCGCCGTCTTTCCGTCGCGCAGCTCGGCAGCCGCGACGCGCTTGACGACGACGAGTTCACCAAGCGCGTGGTCGATCTAGCCGTTCGCAAGCAGGTTCCAATTGCCCTGCGCGCGGCGGCTTCTTGCCACCCTAATCCGGAGCATCAGAAGGCCCTAAACGATGCAGCCGACCGCTGCGAAACGGAGGTCACTAGGGACGCCGCCGTTGCCGCCGCCGCCGCTGCCGCCGCCCGCGCCGCCGCCGCTGCCGCCGCCCGCG